CTGCGACTACAGTATCCATTTTGCATTAGTAGCCAATTGTGCTGACTTAAGGTCTCTAGAAGCGTTGAATCCACAAGAGCATGTGTAGATGGGCTGTTAATAAGCGAAAGCTGTGTATACGGATTCATTGGTTCTGTCCTTTGTTGGGTGAGGGTGTCATCGGGCTCGGTCGGAGATGGGCTTGCTCGAGACGTGGAGCTGAGGGATGCGCCAGGTTTTGCCATCCCCATCGAGGGCCAAGTAATGGGGGCAGCCAATCCAGAGCTCGCCGCCGACGACCTGAACGGTGTCGCTCAGGGGCCAGCCACGGACGTAGAGCCTCTGGCCAATGTGGTACCTCCAGGGGTAGGTGGCTTTGTCACCCGGAGTCGCAGCGCGGAGAGTCGGAGCCATGTCAAGCAGCGTTGAGGTGGACAGTGGGTTCGATGACGCGCTTCACCCGGGCGTACAGGTCGAACACCGTGCCGTCGTTGACGATGTGGCGGTCGAAATACGGGTAGTTGTCCAGCGAGCCTTCACTTGCGTGGGTGGTGCCACGCTCGGTGTTGGGGTGGGACAGATGCCACATCTCGCCGCCCAACTTGCGAATCAGGGCGGCTTCGTTAGGGAAGCGCACGTCGTCGCAGATCACCGGGGTCTCGGCGCTCAGCAGTTGATCGGCGGCACGCTCCCAGCAGATCAGCCACACCTCGGGGTGGACGCAGGCCCGGCCCCATTCGGTACCCAGGGTGCGCAGCAGATGGCGCGTACTTACGCCGATCTCGGGGAGGACTTCGTGTTTGTCCTCGTAGACCAGGCGGTAAGCGTCGTCACTGGAGTAGCCGAGGCGTTTCAGGAATTCGATCAGCATCAGCTTCAACGGGGCGGCGAAGCTGACGGTGTAATAGCCGTGTTCCATCAGGTACATGGCCAGCGTGGTCTTGCCTGAACCGGCGGCTGGGGCGTAGAGGCCGATCAGGCGGGGGCGGTAAGACTCAGTCATTGAAGGACAGGGGACTTACAGACGGATCCAGGAGTGAGACAAAGGTCAGGTGCAGGGCGTGACCCGCTTTCTGGTACAGCGGGGGTGGCTTCTCGCCACCGTTCTCGGGGTCGCCCAGGATCGTCCAGATCAGCTGGGTGAAGTTCTCGGTGAGCACTTCGGCGTTGTGAGGCGAGGCGAAGAGCGCCACTAGGCCGTTGAGGACGTGGTTCGAGACCACCTGTGGGTCGATCCCCAGGTCTGTGAGCGCGCGGCTGAGAGCCCGCAACTCAGGAGACTCAGGACTAGTGAGTTGAGCGAAATCGAGGTCTCGCTCTAGGGCGAGTTGGCCAACGAGGGAGCTGGCGACCACGTCGGTGATGAACGACTGAACCTTGTCGCTCATGACTTGCCCTTCCGCTTGCGGGCTCGGGCAAAGGTGAAGCGCTTCAGCCGGGCCTCGAAATGCTTGAACAGCTGGCTCAGGGCACGACCGTCCAGGTTTTCGATCTGGGGGCTTTCGTCCGGGAGGGCGACGACGATCTTGGCCTGGGTGATGTTGAGGCCCAGGTGGCCGTAGACGTGGTTCGCAGCGGCGACGTAAGCGGCGACTTGCAAGCTGTACTCGTACATCTTGTCGGGCTTACGGATCGCGTCTGCCGTTTTCCAGTCCAGCAAGTGGGGCTGGGAGCCGTCCTCGGTGAGGTAGGCAATGCAGTCGAAGGTGCCCGCAAAGCCCAGGGGATGCCAGATCGCACCTTCCATCAGGAGGGGTTGATCAATGGTGTCGAGGAAGGAGCGGGTGCTCTTCCAGTAGGGCGTGTTCAGTAGACAGAACGGAGGTTCGGTGCCGTCGAGGAGGAAACGTTCGACGGCCTCGTGGTGGCGGTTACCGCGATAGCAAGCCAGCGAGGAGATGAAGTCAGCGCGCGCTTCGCCGACGGACTCGCGCCAGGCCTGCAGACCGGATTGGTCGCGGGAGCCAGAAAGGATGGTGGTAACGGAGGGACACGGACCAACCGGAGTTGAGTACATGCGCTCGTCCCCGTCGTGGGAGCGGACAGGCTCGTATTTGGGCAGGGCCCGGATGCGATCAGGTACAGGTGGCGTCACTGTTGTAGTCGATGCCTGCCTGAGGCAGTAGAAGGTCGTTGGGGGTGCACTCGAAGACGTCGATCAGAGCGGCGAGCAGCTCGGGGTCGATGTAGCGATTGCGTTTCTGGCGGACTCGGCGGAGGGTGTTAGCAGTGACGCCGAGCACGGCGGCAACACGGGCTGTGTTCCAACCCCGCTTGATGGCCAGGATTTCGATGTTGCGGGAGTACACCCGGAGCATCGCGTCAGGGGTGAGGGCGGACATGGATAACAAGCGCTGATCAGAAAAAGAGGCGGGTTGTAGCCCGCCCCATTTACGAACCGGTGGCGATCAGGCAGTGGGATCGGTGAAGGGGTCTTCGCCGTCGTACAGGGCGTGCAGGTTGCAGTAGAAGTTGTCGTAGCGGTCCTGAACCGCTTTGGTGACAGGCTTCGGAGGGGCAGCCACCAGCGAGTACTCGGTCTTGAGGCCTTCGCCGGTACGGGACAGCTTGATGTCGTACAGCGTGAGGTCGCCGTAGTCCTCGTCCTTCCTGAACTTGAGGATTTGCTCAGTGATGGTCTTCTGAGTCCACTCGAGGATCTTGAAGTCGTCAGTCTCGAAGTCGTAGACGAGGTTGGCGAAGAAGCGCTTGAGCGGAGCGGAGCCGGACTCAACCTTGATGTTGGCAGGAAGCTCGGAGGGCTTTTGCTCAAAGCGCTCGGGCTTGTTATCAGTGTTCCAGCCCATGTAGCCGGTGATGCCTTCGCCGATGAAGCGCATGCGGCGCTCACCTTCGATTTTGGAGGGGTTGATGAAGCGGCCAGCTGAGGACGACTCTTTGGCGGCTTCTTCGAGAGCTTCAAGACAGAGGAGTGCCATTGGAAACGAAAAGGGAAAGTTGGTGGTTGTTGGTGGAAGGTATGGCCATAGCACTGACGTGGTTTCGGATGATCTGCTCGCAGACCTCAGAAGGGAACACGCCGTTGCTGTTGGCCAAGTCGACGAGGTGGTCAAACGCCTGGTCTGTGAGGTACAGGAAGCGTTTGCGCTTACCGGATGGGTACCGGGGCTTCCGGCGGGGGGCCGGAAAGGTCGACTGATCTGACATTAGACGGGACAAGACGGAACGTCAACCAGAAAAGGACACGTTTTTGCGCACGAGCTCGAGGAGGTACTCGTTGTGGGTCAGGCCCTTGGACGCAGCCGTCTGCTTGAACTGCTGGGCAAGCTCGGGGCTAACCGTCACCTGGAGGCGGTAGGGGCGGTCGGGGGTGCCAGTGACTTGGTTGGGGGCCACCAGGCTTTTACGCAGCTGGGGGTAGTCGTGCTCGGCGCCGCGCCAGGAGAAGCGCCACTTGCCGTCGTCGCCGAGAAAGACTGGTATGACTGGGTGCTCAACCAAGCCGGGGGTGCGTTGATGCTCGGATAGGAGCTCTGCGTAAGGGCGCAGATGCTCGAAGTATTTGGCGTCGCAGGTCGCGGAGAATTCCTGACCCGAGTCGTCGGCTAGGCAGGTCAAGCGGGCGAAGCGGCCGAACTGGCCTTTGACCACGTTCAGGGCGTGCAGGGGGAGGTACCGCCAGTCGGGAGGCTTGGGCTGGTCGTGATCCTCAGCAAACAGGTCGAAGACGTCCAAGGGGTGGGCACTAGATCTGGCGTGGCCATTCAGGCACATCAACCAGATTTGGTCAACCAAAAGCGAGGGCGCGCGCTTGCGGATGCTGCATAAATGCTGAAGAGTGCTGTGCGCTGATGCACATTTGCAGCAGAGAGATCTAGTGCTGGACTGGGCTTAGCCCCTGATCGACCTAAGCAGCCCGTCCTCGGTGACGCTGTCCCCTAGATCTTCGAACATGCCAACCAGAGCTGGGAGCTCGTTGCTCAGTTCGTGAGCGGTCCAGTGGTCCTTGTTGGCCACGACATCCAGCGTCTTGGCCACGCGAGCGGCATCCCTGACCGGGTAGTGACGACGGACGGCGCTCGGGAGTTCCTCGATTAAGTCATACCCCCTTTGAGCTAGCAAGCGCCGGCACTGGCGCGCCCAGTTGGCCGACATCTGCTTGGCTTGCTCCTCGGTGTAAATCAGTTGATGCAGATCGATGTCCTTCGGTACACGGGTGCCGCAGAAGACTTCAACCCACCAGCCAATTTCAGGGGGCCGGCCGTTCTCGGTGATGGCGTAGGCGTTGGCATAGAAGTTGCTGCCTGCGCTATTGGGAAGCAGCTTCTTCTCGGTGGAGTAGCGCCATATGTAGTAGTTCAAACGTTCTATTGCGATGAACGTCCGGGGGCCGGGGCTGCGGAGCTTGCCGTGGCGTAACCCACTGATCTGACTGGAGTGCAGCCAGGCGACACCTCCCATGCAGGCCTTGGTCAGATTCACCATGACGGGGTGGGACCAGCCGTTCGTGTCCATCCAGCGGGTGAACAGCAAGGAGAACACCTGGATGCCGCGCTCGAACTGCGCTTGATGGTCCAGCTCGCGATCGGGGATCGTCAGTGCCATGGATGTGACCTGATTGTCCAAGGTGTTCACCCTTTTGCGCGTCTTGCGTGCTGGAACCGTAAACCCCTTTTGCCCGCATGACAAAGCATGCAACCTATTTAATGCAGTTTTGCTATTGCACGCATCTGGTTGCACCGGTACCTTGGCTTGGCCTGGTCAGTTGCGGGCGCCCACCAAAAAGCCCTCCCCATGGGCTGAGGAGGGCTTCGGCGCCCCGGTGACCAGGGCAAGTCCAACGCGACCAAAACTTAGATGACAGCTGCACGCGATGCAAGTGCCGGCTCCCCTGATCTGGGGGGTCGTGCGATTGAACTGCTGCGTCGGGACGTGTTCCCGGCCTGGTGGGCCTTTGTCCCGGTTGCAGGCAAGGCCACCTTCGTCCGGGAGTGGGCAACACGCCCCCTGACCAGGGAGGTCTGCATTGAGGCCTACAAGGCCAACTCGGGCTATGCCGGCCTCGGGGTTGTGACAGGGGAGTTCAGCGGTGGCTTGATCGCTCTCGATATCGATGGGCCTGAGGCTGATGCCCGTTATCGCGCGGCGGCCGGGCACGAGTACGAGGAGTTCGAGCAAGAGAGCTCGATGTCCTGGACCAGTGGGAAGCCGGGGCGCCGGCAACTGCTGTATCGGGTTCCGGCCTCGGTGGTGCCTGAGCTACGGCACGTCAAGACGGTGATCTTGCGGGAAGACGGCACTTGGCACCTCGGCTCCGGGGATGTGGAGCGCATCAAGCCCGCCGACAAGGGCGCGGAGCGGACAACCGAATACCAGGAGGTTGTACTGCGCTTCAACCATTGCCAGAGCGTGGTGCCCGGGAGTCCTCACCCCGAGACCAAGAAGCCCTATCGGTTCCTCAACTACAACGGCGGCAAGGTCGCCCTGGCGCCGGCCTGGGTGATGGACGTCCTGCGGCCCTACAGGAAGCCGGTCCAGTGGCTCAGCGACGCCGATCAGAAGGCGTTGGATGCCGAGCTCGGGGAGACGGCGATCCCTTCGCGGCAGATCCGCGGGTGGTTCTTCAAGGGGGATGTGCAGAACGTGCTGCGGCCTCGGTTGGCGGAGCTGGTCTTCAACCACCCGACGTTTGACAAATACGGCTGGAAAGAACGCCAGGGGGAAAATCCCCAGTGCATGAGCGGCTGCCCGTGGCACGGGGGTTCGAGTGGCACGTCGTTCCAGTACAACGCCAACAACGGCTGCTGGGACTGCAAAGCCTGCGGGGTTGGGGGCGACGTTCTCGACTTCGTCCACAAAGTCCAAGTCAATGACCTCTATGCCGAGCGGCCTCAGGGGCCGGATCTCGAGCGGTATGTCGCGGAGATCGCCACCGCCCTCGGGTTCAACTACCCCGAAGACGCGCGGGCGCAGATCACCAAGGAGGCGCCGCGCCTGGTCATGACGGCTCGTGACTTCCACGAAGCCCTGATCAAGATCCACGACGAGGAGCTCAACCCCGCCCTGCGCACTGCGCGGATGGCCGAGCTCGCGGCAGAGACCGGACGACGGCTGACGGGCATGCAGTGCCTAGCCGCCATGGATGAGTACCGCTACTACGAGGACTCGCGCCGACAGAACGAGAAAAAGCAGTGGTGGCAGGGCGTCGAGCGCATGCAGTTCCTTGTGCCCAACCTGTTGATGAAGCCGACTCAGGTGATGCTGCATGCTGCTGGCGGTCTCGGGAAGACGTCGGCGTGTATGGGCCTGGCCACGGCCGTGGGGCGTGGGACTCCGATTCGGATTCGCGGCATTGAGCTGCCGGTGAAGCAGGGGCCGGTGCTCTGGATCCAGAACGATCAGAACCCGGCGAAGCTTTTGCAGGACTGCGAGGACAACGGCATTGATCCAGGCAGGGACAGCTGGTTCATCGTCAAGCGGGGCTTCCAGATCAACCACACCCACGAGTTCGCCGAGTGGATCAGGGAGTACAAGCCCGCTCTCGTTGTTGTGGACTCGATCGGCTCCTGCTCGACAAAGATGCAGGTCGAGGAGAAGGACAAGGCGTTCGCCAGCCCGTTTTATTACTACGCCGAGAAGAACGGGGACCCCGGGCCCGATGGCTTCCCTGCGACCTCGATCATCTGGATTCACCACGACAACGCCAACGGCGAGGCACGGGGGACCCGCTACCTGATCGCGGCGGTCGATGAGCAGTGGCATCTGAGGGCGCTCTCGGATGAGGAGCGAGAGGCGCTCCGGGATCGGCGGAGGAGCCCAGGCAATTGCCGGATGATTCAGATCAAGAA